TCCCCTGTCGGCGGCGCTCTGTGATTCTTTTGTCGACAACTTTGTTTAGTTTTTTCTGAAGACCTGTCCTATAGGCAACATCTCCTGCTCCACCGTTTCCAGGACCTATTTCTTCTATTGCAGTTTTTAACGTTGCTTCTGTTCCCATCTGTTCGCCGACTTCAAGAACAACAGTTCCATCATCGCGAATCTCAACAAGGTGAAGCTTTGAAGGAGGAATCATTATCTTCTGTTCTCCGTCGTCGGAGTCGGAACGATATGACCAGTCAGGTAATAAAGCTCTGCTTCCTGCTGGCACGCGGATTACTATCTTCTTGCCGTCAGAAAAATCTGTTTTGTTTGTTACTAAGGTTCCGGTGCCTATACCCATAGTAAATTCTGGGGCATTACCGCTAAGCAGGTCTTCTATATATAGTCCAGAATCCTCATTACCGTCTAGGTGCATTTCCACCATCTGAGATAGTGAAGATTTATCCATCAACTCAAGAAGCGGAACATAGAAGTTCTCTACCTGTTCCTCTACTGAAGCCTCGTGTTGATTGAGGCCATCAGGCAGGATGCCATTTTTTTTAAGGCGAGTATTTCTTCTTTGTATTGCTCGTGCAGAAGCCATTCCTTCAGAATGGCCGGCCATCATGTTTATTACATCGGTTTCACCACTGCCCATTTCAACAAAAGCAATCTTTTCTGCTGTTGTTGCGCCTTCCAGTAGGCGAGCTCTTTCTTGTGTGGCAAAAGTGTGTGCCCCATCCTTGCCTTTGTGGCTATTGAACTTCTTTGGCTTAACCCTGTCTCGTTTTTTGCGTTCAGCAGTAGTTTTTGGCTTGCGCAGTTCTTTTAATTTTGCATTAAACTCTTTGCGGGCATCTTCTCTAGAAACAGAATCAGGGCCTTCTGTTCTTCTCTTGATGTACTCATCCCTGTACATGTCGCGTGCTTCTTTTCTACGAGTGCGCTCTGGAGCCTCAATCCCTTCGGATGAAGCAAGTTCTTCCCAGTTTGAAGAGAACTCAACGAGGTCCTCTAAGTCCAAGTCCTTTGCTCGTTCCGTAGCACCCTCTAGGTATTCACGATGACGACGTTCTTCTATTTTTTCAGGAGAAAGTGTTCCTCTTGATTCACGCTTGTCGTCAACCATATTTAATAGTTTTTCTAAGGCTTCAGGACTTCTTCTAACTGTAAAGCGCTTTACCCACTCATCTATTACGGATTTTGACTGCGCATCAAGAGTGTCCCTATCCATGACGCTCATCCAGTCCGGCTCTTCACCGGCCTCTCCGGCTGCATCAAGCATTTCCGTAAGAGCGTCAGAACCTTCTGTTGAATAAGAGAGAAAATCAATCATCTCTTCTTCTGTCATTGTCTTGGCTTGTTCTTTTGTGGTTTTTACTTCTGCACGTTTTTCTAGAGCATATGCCTCCCTGGCATCAGACATCCTGTCTTCTGCAGCCCTGGTATCAGCATCAAAAAATTCTTCATCTGGAGTATCTGCACTTTCGGCCAGCCTTGCTGCTTCTTCAGCAGCTTCGCGGGCTTCTCTAGCTTCACGAACTCTCCTGGTACCGTCTAAATGGTCATCGTAAACTCTTCTAGTAAGAACGCTGTCTGCAACTGTTCTGTCTGCTGTTATTTTTCCAGAAGCAACATCGTCCATGTACTCAAGAGCCGCGTCTACGTCATCTCCGAATATTAAACCTGCGCTTCGAAGTGCCCATATTTCTGCACCTATTTCAGCAGCACGCCTTTTGCCATCATATTGATTGTCAACGTCATCAATATATTTACCCCCCAACAACGCAACAATGTCCCCTCTAGAACGGAGGCTTTTTAATGAATCGAGGTCAATCCCCATATAGTTTTCATTTATCATTAATGCAGCAAGCATGTCGTTATCGAGTTCGGCAACACTTGTAATGGTCTTGGGTCCATTCTTGGTGTTCATAACAAGAGAACCCCTAGCATCAAGTTCTCTCTTCATGTGTTCAAAAATGGCTGCAGCCTGAATCGAGTGAGCTATCTCGTGCTTCATATCATGGCGGCCAAGACCACGACCGCCGTCGACCATTGCTATCATCTGACCGGCATAGGCGTTTGAGTTAACAAGGAAATCTTTTACAGTGGAAGACCTGAGTGCCTCAGACATCCCTCCTTCTGCCCATATTCTGAGTCTTTCATCAGGGGAGAGAGCTGGAAGAAGAGAGTCTTCAAATTCCATTGATTTAGGTATGTCTATATTGATTGAACCGTAAGGCATATTGGTTCTTCTGTCTATGCCGTCTATGCCATACGAAGCTCTGTCTTTGCCGGTTGGATGCATTCTTACTGCCCGGATAGACTTCATGTGTTCAGGATTTTTGATTACCTCATCAAGGAAAGCCTCAAGGTGCGCACGCTCAAGCTCTCTATATCTTTGAATTTCAATTTTGAGAAACAGTGCTTTTTCTTCATTCGAGCGAGTGTTCCAGTGTGCGTCGGTATTTTTTAGGCGTGAAGTCATCATTGCTTCAACATCAGCCTCAGTAGGCCTGCCTTCAATCTTTGCCGTTATAACGCCTGATTGTTCTAGTTTTTCAAACGCCTCGTATAGATGTTCGTTTGTTGCTTTTCTGCTGTCTCTTGTATCAATGTCAAGCTTTTGATAAAGGTCGGTCAAGCGCGCCTCTTGAGCGTCAATCTCTGCATAAACACGCTCAACGCCGTTGACCATCCAGCGTTCGTTTCTTGCAACACCGTTAGCTTCACGGAACTTACGCCATTCACCATGCTTCATTCTGGTTCCGTCTGGGTGATACCAGACGTTGTTGCCAAATATGCCATTCTCCATGTCGAAGAAGAAGTTGGCTACCCCTCTGGTAAAACCATCAGTACGTCTTGAATCATCGGATGGAATTAGTCTTTGCGCAAGGTTGATTGCCTCAGAAATCATATTTCCTGGAGTTATTCCAAAACAGTTAGAACCTGTCATGTCAGTGAATTGGTTTGCCGCTGGAGTCCCAGGAGGACAACGCATCTTCCCAAGCTCATCCATAATCACACCAAAGCGAGCGGCTGCTCTACCAGCAATAGTTGCACCTGGCATTCTTTGCTTCAGGGTCGAGCCAAGACTCTTCTCTTGCATTTCTCCTGATGTTTCGTCAGATATGTCTTCTTCTATTTCGTTAGAGATGTCTGGGTTTACTTTAAAAGTTTTACCAAACCTCATTCGGTCAAACTCAACTTCAGTGTCTTCTATGGGTTCGCCAGTACGTGTATTTATTTTGTACTTAGACATCCTGATTTTGGGTTTTTTCTCCATCTGTTCAACAAACTGTTGAGGAGTAAAAATTGGTTCTCTGTCTACAAAACCAAAGTTTGGAACTTTATTAGAAGACTGTCTTTCTTCTGGAGAAGGAAACAGTTTGAGAACTTTGTCTGGACCCCATGTTGCATCGGGCATGTACCTAAATCCACGCTCGTCCTCAACCATCCCCGGAACGCCGCCTTTGTTGACACGCTTTTTACCGTCAGTATTTGGAGATGTTCCTTGAGACGATTGCCCTATGGATGAAGCAGAAGCAGAAAGACCCGCCCCCATTGCGGCCTTTACAGAAAGGTCAGCATTAAGAACGGCCATGGAAGAGTTCTCTATAAGCCCGCGTCTAAAGTCGATAGCGGCGTCTGTAAAACTCTTTCGGCCCGTTATCGGGGTAAAAAATTCAGGTGATGTATAGACTCTTGTTTTAGTCTTAAACGTACCCGTCATGTCGGGTCGTCCTTGCTCTAGTTTGTTTCTGTTTCGGCTTGAAGAAGTTCAAACTCAATCAAAGAAGCCATAAGACCTGCGTCTACGGTGTCACTCTTTTTTTCAGTTCCGCCACCCATGACCCAGTTGGAAGGAATAAGACTTTCTTTGCCCATGTCCTTAGCACGCTTCATGATGTGACGCTTTGCGGCTTCTTTATCCTTTGCGCGACCGTGAGCCTGAATTGCGTTACGCAAATCTGATTCGCTCTTAATTGGGAAAGAACCATCTGACATTGCAGTTCCTTCTTTAGACATCGAGTTGCGTTGGTCGTCAGTAAATGCGCGTTTAAGTGCAATCTCTGCAGCCTCTGCTTCAATCTCTTCTGCCTCGTCCATCTCGTACTTATCGTAACCAAGGACTTCTCCGTCAAGAGAAACAAAAACGTCGTATGACTTTCCGTCAAAGCCGTCAATTTCAACTGCGTATGAATCAATTCCCTCAAAAGAGTCTGGCTCTACACCTATTACATGGCCATCAATTGACTTGACCGCAATGTCTGCTGCTTCGTGGAACTGAATCATCTCAAGTCCACCCTGTGCTGACTTCTGTTCAAACACTGAGTTGTCAAGCTTGTGGAAGCCTTGCACTTCAGCAGTTGTTCCATCAATAAAAACTTCATTCACAGAGCCACTCTTTGTCTGCACATCAATGACGTACATGTCAGCTTTTGCTGAGTAGCCAGAATCAAGAACTTTTCCGTCAAACATTTGCTCGGCAATGCCTTCAACATGAAGCAAGCCAGGAAGACCCTTTTCAGCAATACATCCGCCTGGGCAATCATCACAAACAGACGAACCGCCTGGATAAGCTTTTCTTTCAATTGCACACAGGTAGCCGTTGGCACCAAAGGCTTCAGACTTCATACCCATAGACTTGATACGCTTTTTGCGCATTCTTTCAAGCATCATCTGCTTTTCTACTTCTTCGTCGTCGGGCATTTCTTCAGACACTTCGTCCTCGTCCATGCCTTTGCCTTTGAACCCGTTTGAAGTTGAAGCAAGACCACGAGCCTTACGCTTCTTGTTTAGGGTTGCCAAGAGTTCTTTTTCTTCATCAGTCAAGTCCTCTTCTTCATCGGGCATGTCTTCCATCTCGGTTCCGTCAGGCGTCATGTGTGTGCCGTTCATGCCCTTGAAGCCGTTTGTGGTGGCGGCGAGACCGCGAGCCTTACGCTTCTTGTTTACCTGCGAGAGAAAAGCCTTCTCTTCGTCAGTCATCTCTTCTTCGTCGGTCATATCCTCTTCCTCTTCGTAGTCATCTTCCATGTTCATTCCCTTGAACTTGCGACCTTTGCGCTTTTTTAGAAGCATTCGAAGGAGGCCTTTTTCTTCATCGGTCAATTCTTCTTCTTCGTCTTCTTCTGGGACCTCAAGTTGTTCCGGTTCCATGTTGGCATCTTCCATAGCCATTGGGCCAGCAGGGCGTGCAGGACGAGGCGCAGGCATTGCTCTGTCTTCGTCTTCCATTTCCTCTTCTTCGTCCTCGGCCTCATCCACGGGGACCATCTTCATCTGAACCGGCAAGGCTCCGCACTTGCCGCACACTTTTGCGCCAGGGGTAAACCCGCATGCTGAAGCATCTACGCCTTTTGCGCACTTCAGAACTTCGCCCTCAGTGCTGACACTAAGGCTGTTGTTCATTTCGTCGTTCATATTAGATGACTCCTAATTCGTAAGTACCGTAAATTATACTCTAAACGTATCATTTGAGTAAGTATTGCGGTGTATGTGTGTTGAATGTTATTTATTTCTGCTCAGACGTTCAAGGAAAATTGCTGTTTCTGCAATTCTTTCCCAACTTCTATTAACAAGACCCGATGAATGCTTTTCATCATCCAGAGACTTAATCAAGAACGGTGCATGAAGTGGGTCTTTACTCCACTCGATAGACGCATCTTTGAATTCGTATAGTGGGTCATTGAAAACTTGCAAACTCTTTACATCGACTGCTTCTTCAGCTGCCGACTCTGCATCCGATGCTATTTCGCCCATTTCTTCCAGGACTATCTTCATCTTTGTGATGAGCATCTTTGATGCTTCTTGAGCCTTTGTAGAAGCCTCTTGCAAGGCGTTTGGCTCATCACGAAGAACCTGAAGCCAGTTGGCCAAGTAGTGGGCGTGGTCTTCTCTTGGTTCCGCAGAAAGCCCGAACATTGCAAGCAAGAATGCTGAACCAAATTCTGCAATGAGTTCTTCTCTTGCATACTCTGGTGAGCCAAACTGGTTCATGTTTTTTCTGTCAAGCCTTGACGAATGGCCGGTCCAGTGGACAAGCTCGTGAGCAAGAGTTCCATAATAGCCCTCTGGTGTCTTGAAGAGTTCAAATGGAGGCATAACAACATGGTCTTCACGAGGAGAGTAGTAAGCCCTGCTTCCGTCTCCCGTGTTGATTGTTGCACCAATTTCCTTGATTGCGTCCTCAAGTTTTCCGACTCTTTGCTCTGGAGTAAGAGCATCGGTTGGAAGCTTCAAGAATTCTTCGCGGTCAATACCCTCAACCTGGTCGAGGTTGAACACGTGTGCGGTTGTGAAATAGATACCCTTAGACTTGCGAACCTTCTTGCCTGTATCTGGGTCAATTTCATCTCCAAACATCGTTTTAGGCATAAGAATCGCAGTGGCTTTTTCACCCTTCTTTACGCTTCCGCCGAGCTTCTTCCATTGCTGGAATCCGCCCCAATGAGGAGTTGCGTAGCCCTTTTCTTCTGCTGCAAGCATGAGAGCAAAGAGGTTTCCGCCTGAGTACATATTCTTTGTAGAAGCGTTTCTCGGCATATTGCCGGCCTTGTGCCACGGTGCTTCCCACTTGCCACCATCTTTTTGTGACTTTTCAATCATGTTGATGAGATGGCTTGTGAGGTTTTGGTAGTACTCTTCTGCTTTTCCTGAAGAAAGTCTTGTGCCTTCTGGTACTCCAAAGTCAATTCCAGTTACTGGAACAGCCTTCTTTTTTCCGCCAGCCTTGCTGATAGAAGCTTCAACTTTAAGAAGTCGTCGATTTATGTCGTCACCCATTCCGTATGGACCTTCGGTCCAGCCCGGCATCGCGCTCATCATTTCTTCAAGCTGTGGATGAAGTGTTCCGAGTCGGCCGTCTTCTCCACCGATTCCGCCTTGGTATGCCTTATCGATTTTAATCATTGCAGCAGCAATTTTGTCATCTATTGCTTGCACCCAGTAGTTGTCCTCGGTGTTCCCCCACTTCTTGATTGCGTCTGCTCTTTCTCCCTTGAGTCTTTCAATCTTGGAAAGATTGTCTTCTATCTCTTCAAGTGTTTCATCCAGTTTTTCTCTTGCTATTTCGAAATGTCTTTCTACATCATCAATGTAGGAATCTAGTCGAACAAACGAATCAATCATTTCTTCAATTTCTTCCAGTGGGAATCCAGCTTTTACTAGTTCGTCTTGGTAGTCGTACACGCTAAATCCTTGAGTGTTTTTGCGATTCATTGTGAAAAGTTCGGAAATTGCTTGTCTTGTCTTGAGCGCTTTTTCAACATCTTCTAAATTTCTATGTGGAGTCTTTCTTTGAATCAGCGGCTCCCTGTCGAATCCAGGATTAGCGGGTGTTGCATCTTTTGCGGCTTGACTAATATTGCTTGGAACAAGCTTCCCGTTTTCGTCTTTGAATGGAAGGCTTTCTCCGCTTGAAAGTCGAGAAGTATTGCCTTCTCTACGAGCAGCAGCATCGTTCATAGCGTCAGCTCTTCTGCTTGAAGATGTTCTTGCTACAAACCTTTGACCTGAAGACATTCTTGGCGCACCGGGAACAGCAGAGCTAAGGTTGTCAACATATCCGCCAGTTTCGTCCTTGGGGAAAAGTTCGTCTTGACTTATTTCTGGGTATCCAGACCTTGCGAGAGCATCGTTCACTCGCCCAAGCAGTTCAGAAAGTTTAGCATCGCTAATCATTCCGTCTTCCTTCATGTCACCCTTGATGGATACGCGACCTTCTTTGATTCGCTTTTCCCATGCTTGCTTGCGGCCAAAAGAAGCAGTAATTGCCTCAATCAGAACAGCTACTGAATTGGGAACGCCTTCTTTGTTCATTTTGTCTTTTATTCTCAACAAAGCGGCATCGGAAAGCATTCTTGAGTCATATTCGGCAGCCAATGAATCAAATCTTGAATCACCAAGACTTGCCATTGCTTCTTTCATGTTCTTAAACTTTCCAGAAGCAACAAGAGCATGCATAAACTCGTCGGAAATTCCCAATTTTTTAAGGTCACTTTTTGTTGGTGCCCTTGTGACCGACAAAGGAGTCAGTCCTACTTTTGCACTAACTTCATTCATTGCTTCAATAAGCCTGTTCAGCTCTTCAGTTGAAGGTTCTGGATTTTTAGAATCTCTTTCAACCCCAAGAATGTCCATCATGTTTGAAGCAGTAACGCTATGTCCACGCTTAATCCACTTTGCTGCAAATTCCTTGTCAGCCATTACGGTTTTTTCGCCAACTCTTGCCTGAGATGGTGCTCTCGTTGGCTCTAGCTGTTCTGACCTTCTTGCGGCTCGTGGTGCTACTGCAAATTCTGAATCCACTACTGGGTTCCTGAACGAGCCACTACGAGCATTCCACTTAGGGTTGTCAAAAATTGCTTCCGAGTTAAAACGCTCTACTGGAGATTCGTAAACAGGCTCTGGTGGGTTTTTGCCTCTTGCTAGTTCAGCATCAAATTGTTCTCTTGAAAGACTGTCCCATTTTTCTTTAGACCAGTTAACCCTGCCTTGTTCGTCAAGGTCATATTCCGGGGTAGCGATATCGCTATGGCGAACCCACTTTGGAGCACCATCAAATCCCCAGATTCTTGTTACGTCCTCATTACCAAGCTGGCCAGCCTCTAGGTAATGTTTTCCTTCCTTGAGGTCGTCAAGCATGTCTGCAGCCGTTCCCGCCATGATGTATACGGGCTTGCCGTCAAGCATGTCTTGCGCATCTTTTTCTGGTATGCCAAGAATTGAAGAAATACGTTGAGCGTCTCCAATTTCGCGAAGAGTTCTGATGGCATCTTCTTCGTTTACTTCAATAAAGTCAAGAAGCCTGCCTGCGTCAACGGGCCAGCCGTTGTTTGACGAATATTCCATATCTGGATTAGCAATAATCTTTTTTGCAACTTCTGCATTAAGAATATGAGATTCCTTACCCTTTGGAACAGAACCAAGTATGCCCAGCATGTCGGACGGGATTACTGCGGTACCCGGGTCACTGTGGAACGCATCCAACGATGCGCGGACCTGTTCTCTGCTGTTGTACTTGCCGCTGCCGGTTGGAGGTGGTCCAAAGTATTCTCCAGAAGAAAGTCTTCTTTGGATTCGTGAACCCGACTCGCCATCTGGCGCAAAACGGGCTCCAGAATAGAACCTGTACGGGCGAGTGTAACCGTCGTCCGTTTGGCTATTCTCTAGCCATTTGGGGAGGTTGTTCCATTCTTGCAATGCCTCAAGGACATACTTACCAAGTGGTGCTTCTTTTTCTTCGGCAACTTCAAAAACATCTTTGTTAAAGAATTCCACAAACATTTGCGTGTCATCATCGTCTTCGCGTATTTGTTTTAACGCTTTAATTATGTCTTCTTTTGGAAGGCCTTCTAAGTCGCGTAATTGCTTATAGTATGGCTCGTATGCTGAAGGTCTTTGCGTGTTTTCAAAAATGTCTGTTATTTCTGAAAGATTTTCTGCAGTAAATTCCCATGGCGATGGAGGGTTTTGGCCCCATGTTTCATGAGAGCTCCAAAAGTCGGAAAGGAATTCATCTGTTTCTTCTGGGAAATCCCTCCATGAATCAGATATAGACCTGTAATCGTCGCTTGCCATGTCTATCCACTTATCGGAGTCGTCGTCTGGTGGGTTGTCGAGATAGAATCCAGAACCACCAGCAGAAAGTCTTTCACCAGAAGAGAATTCTGCTGCTGCAGGTCCCTCACGGCGCTTGCCTGGAATTGTTTGAGCACGGAGCCTATTGCCATCAGCAAAGTTTTGACGGTCTTCATCGCTCCATGGACGCTGTCCACGAGCACGACTGTTCTTGCCCTTGCCCTGTCTTCTTGCAATGCTTCTTCCAGAAGACAACCTGGCGGAACGAGCGTTTGGCTTCTCGTCTGCATCTGTTGTGTGGTTAAAAACCCAATCGAGTGAACCGAGGTCAATTTCTTCTTCTGCTCTAGTTACAGCAACATAAGACAACCTAAGTTCCTGCTCGTTTGGCATAACCCATTCTTCGAGTTCTTCGTCAAATTTTGGCTTTCTGAAGTCTGACCAAATTTTCACTTTTCCAGATTCAAGGCCTTTTGATGTATGTGCTGTTTGTATCTTTACATAATCGTTAGGGTCTAGCTTTTCTATGTCTTCTTTTCTTGTGAGAATATTGTCTAAAGCATTACGTAGTCCTGGTATTGAATTCTTTTCCAATAAACCATCGAGCATGTTTAGTCTGTTATTGTCCGCAGAAGCAACTTCTTTTTTAAATTCTTCGTACGTTGTTATTCCTTCAAGGTCCGCGCTGAATTCTGGCCTACTTGTCATTCTCTCTCCGCGAGAATTTGTCCAATAGGGTTCGCCTTTTTCGGCATTCTGCATCCACTCAATATTGTCAATAAAGTTTTGTAAATCTTTTTTGAAATTTGCGCTTCCGTAAACTTTCTTTTGTCCGCCACCCTCTTCAATTACTTCCATGGTTGCGGCTATGGCTCCACCATTGCTGCGACAAAGAATCATTGTTGCGTCTAAAACGCTCATTTCGGTAACAACTTCACCTGGAACATCAACACGAGAGCCGTTTTTGCCTGCTCTTGTCTTTTTTCCGGTCATGCGTTCTTTTACCCCAAGCAAAGTCAAGAACCTGTTGCCTATGCCTGCTATCTTCGCTCCGAATCTGTACGATTCGGTTATCGGCATATCGTATTCAGCTTCTACTGCATCCAAGGTTGAGCCATCAGCTCCACGCCAAGCATTGATTGCCTGATTGGTGTCACCAATGTATATTTTTTGTGCAGACTTAGAATCTTTCATCATTTTTGCAAACACAGGGTTAATATCCTGAGCTTCGTCAACCATGATTACGTTTACGCCATCAGTGCCACCAAAACTTGCAACATCTGGTTTAGTCAGTGCCCACATCTTTGTTAGATGGTTAGACTCAAGACCAAGCATTCCTTGCTTTTTTAAGTTGTCCCTATCCTGTTGCAGGTCTTCCCACATCTTGTTGGCATATTTTAATACGTTAGGCATTATTGGGCTGTCTTCAGGAATTGCTAAAGGTCCATTAAATTTCCCAGTAAAATGCTGTGGTCCTATTTTTTCGTCTGAACTTATTGAGTAAGCGTTTACGCCTTTAGCAACAATTTTGTAAATATCTGTGGGAGTTAATTCAAGTGGTGCATCACCATCTCGCGGTATAAAAGCTCCCTTGATTCCAAGATATGCTGCCTTGCCTACGTACGACCTAACCGAGTCATCCATGGACGCTTTTCCGGCTTCATACAGTTTGGTTTTTAGACCAGGCCTAAGACCTGGAGAACCACCAGCCCCTATCATGGCTTTAAACGCAATACCGTCCATCGTCATAACGGAAACATTGTCACCCATTCCGCGAGCTTCAGCATCGCTCTTGGCGTCTCTGTTGAAAACTAAATAAAGCACTCTTGCGCTTGGGTCTTGAGCGGCCAAACGATTGGCAAAACTTATTACTGTTGTTGTTTTACCTGTTGCTGCTAAAGCTCCAACTTTTACGTCAGAGCCTGTCATCATGGCGTCAATCGCATCAGCCTGTTCTGGGTTTGGCTTAAACTCGGCTTCAGGATAATCGTATGGTACAACTTCGTCTATGCCTATTATCTTGCGAGGCTTACCAGAGTACTTTTCCAGTCTTGGACCCTTGCTTGGCCTTTTTGGGGTTGGAGCACCGGCTGATGTTGGTTTAGAACCTCTTCCAACAATCTCGGCCAATTTGGCCCACTGCGCATCACTTAGTTTTCCACGATTTCTCTCATACTGACCAACAACGCTTTCGATGAAAGTATTTCCTCGCATGACTCTTGCGCCATCGATTAAGCCTTCTTCATCTTTTCTTGCTGCTCTTTTTGGCTTTGGTGGTGCAAAACCACCAGAAGAGAACCTTTCTCCGCCGCTTTCTTCTGAAGAGAAGTCTGGGTGAAGTTGAGGGAAATCTGCAAGATATCCATCGATGTTGAGTCCGCCGTCTTCCAGGACGCTAACCATGCTTGGGTTATTTTCTGAAAGTCTGTCCTTGATTCCGTTGAAGACTGCAAGCTGTTCCCTGTCTGACATGTCATCAAATGAACGAGCTTCCGCAATATTGAACCTGCCCGAACCGCCAGAAGACAGTCTATTTCCTCTGTTGAGTGGCTTTACACCGTATCTTTTTGCATTTTCAATGTCAAGAGAGAATTTTGAACTTGTAGCACCCTTTTCCACCATCTCGGTGATGTGTTTGTCGAAAGCAATTTGCTTGAGGCGCTTTAGTTCTCTTTCGGCTGTGTCGATTATCGAACCTGGAGCCCTTGTTCCAGTGCCTTCAAGCTCCCATTGAATAGCGGTCTCAATATCAAACGCCGCCCGACCAACTTCGCTACTTCTAAAATAGAACCGGTCATTAATTTTTGCCCAGTCTTCTATGCTGAAGTCAGCAATGCTCCACTTGGGCTCTGGGGTCATTGTTCCTATTTCAACATATGGAGGTATTGCGTGTGAAACCAGTCCCTCAATCTTGTCGATATTAAAGCTTCTGTAGGCACCATTGCCATCGTCTGCGGTTTCGTCCCAGGCTCTAAAGAAGGCAATGCCTTTTTTGCTTGTCCCAAATGATTCTGGATACACAGAGCGCTGTTTACCATCGTAGGTAAAATGAAGAATGTCTTCTCTAGACGCAGCACTTCTTGCGCCATTACTGTTGTTAGCAACTGCTTCAGCTACGCGTCTTGCGTTTGAGCCTAAGTCATCAGGTCTACGAACCAAATCTTCCGCGCGCAAGCTCTCAGGTTTTGGATTTACTGCCTCAGCCCAGGAGAACTCTTCCTGCATGCTGCGGTTGGTGGCCAGTTGAAGCCCATGTTCTCTTGCTTCTTTTGCTAAATCCTGAATAGATGTTCGTTGTGTTCTGTCAGAAAGAAGCGCTTCAACGACTGCTTCGTCGATATTTGCAAAAGCATCTTCCGCATAGTAGTCATGGAAAGAGTGTCCGTAAGCGTCTCTTCCACGGAACCTTTCACCGTCTAGTGCTGAACGCGGAACACCATTTTCTACCATCCAGTCGTAATAGTTTATACCACCTGAGGAAAGACGAGAATCTTCTGCATGGCTTTCGTTCCATTGCTCGGCGTAATCCGCGAGTTCGCTTGGGGTCATTTCTGAAAGCATTGCATTTTGCTCTGCCATCTCCCTGTAGAACTTAGTGATGCGGTCTTCTTTTGCTTTCCGCCTATCTTGGGCTCTGGCAAATTGAGCCCCCCGTTCTTCCAGTTCAGCTTTTCGCCTGTCTTGGGCTCTGGCAAATTGAGCCCCCAGTTCTTGCTTTTCTTCGTCGGTAAGTTCCCTACCAGAGGAGAATCTTGGGTCCCTGTCTCTCCAGGTTTCTTCGTCCATCCAAGCGGCGTAATCGGCTGCTTCTTCTGGAGTCATGTTGTTAAACTTGTCGGTTACAGTCTGTGCGCGAGCATAGTCATCCGCCATTGCCTGCAGGTCTTCGTCAGTCATTTCTGGTTGTGACTCTAAGTAGCGGTCGTAGTCTTCCCGTGCGTCGCCTACATCTTTTTTGACTTGCTCAAGAATTGGTTCAACACTTTCTGCCCTGACATTTAGCGCGTAGGCCAAGTCTTCCGCAGTCATTCCTTCATAGTCTCCTGCAAAAATAAGCTCAGAAAAGATTGCTTCTTTCAAGTCTTCTGGGTTTTCGTAAGAATTTATGTAGTTATCTTTTCTACTTCCACGCTTAGCACCAGAAGAGAATCTGCCCATTTCGTCAAATTTTGGACCTGACGTGCTGTATCTTCCACCGTAACCAAGACCCGACTGTTGTAGCCATGCTTGGTAAGCGGGGTCATCTCCACCGTATGGACCAAATTCAGGCCTGTTTACATACAAGAATGAACGAATAGCATTCATGTATGACTCTTTGTAATTGTCAGAGTACAGGTCAGAATTAAGAACGCTGTCTATTTCGCTTGTCAATAGAGGGGTATGAGCCATGTACCAAGACTTGTAATCAACGGTCCCCTTCTTGGCGAAGAAGTCTTTCTTTGAAGGCTTTCCTGGCTTATCAAAGAACTGCATGAATTGATTAGTTTCGTTTTGGTAGTTGTCCTCGAAACGCAATTTTGCAACGTTTGTAGCAAACTCTCTTGCGCGATACCAATCTTCACTTTGCCACTTTGGGTCACCGTTGTACATCGGTACTTCAACAAACCAGCCATTGTTCTTTATGAAGGCAGCAACATCTTTTTCATATGCATCACGTTCTGCTTTTTCAGCAGATGAATCCATCCTGAGTGGATTGCGCTCAACATGGCGCATCTCCCTGAGGCCTGATGCACCTTTCTTGTCAAAATCTATACCAGAAGAGAATCTGTTGCTTTCTAATTCCATCTCTCCGGCGACTGACAGGTTGAATCCATTAGCACGCTCAAGTGCGTTTTCAAGAGCTATCTCACGCTCGTAATTGCCGCCGTCATGGTTTTTTGACATCTCTTCGATTAATGGAACTGCGCCACCAAACCTCTTGTTGTATTCTGCGTCTCCAAGGTATTCTCTCGCAATGTTTTCTGTTCCATCAGCAAAACTTAATATCTCATCATTTGCCTGTTGTAACGCATCTCCTGCTTCGTCTTCGTCCATTCCATCAAGGTCCGGCATTGTTGGCTTGGTCAGACTGCTTACTTCTGAGGCTGCGTTCTTAAACTGTGCAGCGTGTTCTGCTTGGTCTTCGGCATCCATCTCAGCAAGCATTTCGTATGCTTTTTCGAGTTCATCGTCAGCTGTACGACCATCTCTGAGCCCCTTGATTATTGGGTGGTCTTCCTCGTCGATAACACCTCTTGCAAGTAAGAAATCAGCGAGCTCCCTAGGGTCGTCTCCTGCTTCATCCTCTGCGGCATCTATCCATGTTCTCTGACCAGAGGAAAGACGTCCGAATGGGTTTTCTACAGCCGTAAACTGGGTTGAACGCCTTTCTGCTCTGCTTTCTGCTTCAGCTTCAGCATCCATCTCGGCAAGCATTGAAAATGTTTTTTCAAACTCGTCGTCGGCGGTTAAACGGTTTCTGAGCTTCTTGACTCTTGGGTGGTCTTCTTCAAGTATTCCTTGTTCAATCAAGAAATCAGCAAGTTTTTTAGGGTCATTTCCTGCTTCTTTTTCTGCAGCATCTACCCAATATCCTTCACCGGAGGAGAATCTTGGGTCCCTGTCTCTCCAGGTTTCTTCGTCCATCCAAGCGGCATAATCTGCGGCATCTTCTGGAGTCATGTCTGCAAAGTCTGCGCTTCTTTCTGCGTCAGCTTTTCTTATTTCTACGTCCTCTTTGCCTATTTCTTCGCTGATTAGTTTGTAGTTTCTTTCTGCCCACTTCTTAGCCGCGCTACTTGACGTGAAAACTTTGTCATGTTCGTATTCGTTAGCATTTTGTCCACCGTTACGTCTAGCGTCCGCAAATCTAGTTACTACAAATCCATCTTTGGAGTTGCCTTGTATTAGGTAACCACCATCAATATCCGGCGCGTCCATCTCAATGCCGTCATCAGTTTTTGTCCACTCACCAGAGGAAAGGCGCTCTGCCGAAGACGGAGTTATCTTGTCGAGACTAAAAAGCTTTCTTGCCCCAGTGTCGTCTTGGGCAGTCAAGTTCCACTTACCAGTTTTATTGTTCTTCTCAATTTTTACTGGAATTACTTCTCTGTTTTTTCCACTGTAGTCAAAACGAAGCATCTGATTGGAGCGCATTGCTGTCTGTATTGCGTCACGTAGGTTTTCGTAGTCTTTGTCGTTGGCGTGGTCTGGTTCAAGATAAGCAATTCCGCCATCAAGTTTTGCTCCAGGAGCAACTGTTCCACCGCTTCGGACATTGCTTATATAGCCAGAAGGAGTTTTCTTCTTGTTCTTCTCAAATTCCCTTTTAAGAACAGCCCACTGTTTATCGGACAAGCTACTAGGAAATGAACCCTTCAATATTTTTTGAACCAATGGGTTGGAACTATCCTTGACGACGTCAAGAATTTCTTTTTTCTCGGCTTCACTTAAACCTGACCCGCCGTACGTTGCTGTGGATTCTGGGAATCTTCTGCCACCGCCGCTGCCACGTTCATTTCTAATTATTCGGAAACCGTCTCTTGTTGCGTCATAGATGCCATCTCCGTCTTCTTCATCAAATGATATTTCCATTTGACCGTCCGACATTATGACGCGCCCAGAAGAAAGACGAGTTTCAGATTGACGTGCTGCTGCTCTTTCTCTTTCAAGTTTTTTGGCTTGCTCGACGGCTTCTTTTCCTACTGGGTTTGTAGCACTAGCACCTCTTGCCTTATCCATTTCCCGTTGCTTAGCAAGGTCGCGAGCACGTGAAGAATCATCTCCGCCAGAAGAAAGTCTTGTAGCCTTCTTTGGAGCTTTAGGGGCTTTAGGTGTCTTTGGAGCATCGATTGAGTTGGGTCCACTTGGTGTTGGGTCCGGCTGGGACAGAGACATGCCGCGACCGTCTGTAAGGCCTTCACCTACAATGCCGTTATTGTTCCTGTCCGGTGCGGTTTTTGGGTCCCACATCGTTCCGTCGGCGAGTCTTACTACAGCTCCACGGGAACCAATTCCTCGACCTCTTGATGCGAGGTTAGGATTTCTATCACGCCTATTTTTGCCAATGTTTGGTCTATCTACCGCACGGCCAACCATGTTGCCGATACTGCGCAACACACCCTTTGTGGCAATGTCCATTGCGTCAAGGAACTCGTTATCAAGAGACTTAACAACGATGCCGTCTTCAGTAACAGTTGCATCAACTCTGTAGTAATCAAGAATTGGGTCAATTGCTTGCTTAACTTCAAATGCGTTGTTTATGTCAACGGGGATTATGTATGTCGACTTCTCTTCGATAATCTTTTCAAGATTACTGATGACATTGTTGAGCGTAGATATATCAACTTGTTGAGCTGGTATCTGCTGGTTAAAACCTACCCAGGAAAAGTCATCAAACGAAATCAAAGATTTTCCAGTATCGAACCCGCCGAACTGTTGAGGCATTCCTGGCATTGTTGGGATACTTGACTCTGGAGTTGGCTGTGTGTTTATCTTCTCTGGCTTACCAAACATGAATTCATTGTTTGCATAGTTGAAAGGAAGTTTATAAGTACTAGAAATTCCATCAGTAGTAATTCTGTCGAATACAACTATGTTTTCTATTACGGAACGAACAATAATATTTGAACCAGTCCTGTCGACCAATTCTCTTCTAATTGCTACAAGCATTGGGTTTTCCGGCATTGATGGAACTTCTGGCTTCACGGACTCTCTTGGGGCGGTTGGTTGTGTTGGTTTTGATACAGAAGGCATTCCTGGTCCACCAGATGGCATCACCATTGGCATTTGCGCAGGCATGCCCATTGGCATTCCGGGTCCACACTTTTCATCTGTGGTGGACGCAATCGTCTTCAACGCATCTAAAACTGAAGAAAGCTCATTTATGTTGAGGCCGTCGATAGATGGTTGTTCGTTTACTAAAACTGTTGATGACTGGTCTTCGGACTTTATTGAAATTGTTCCTGTCAGCTGGTTGGCACCATGAAGAACTGGAGAAACTTCGTAAAGCTCAACTTCATACAGAATGTTTGCTTGCATCTGTGGGTCAAACTTGGCATTAATCGTCTTGTAGCCGATTGACCATTCTTGTTCTTCGCCAAAAAATGCCACATTTGCAAAAGCCTCGCGGCCCTTTTCTGACTTCAAGTTGAACTGAACGCGGGCATACAAGCCACCAATTCCGGCAGCCTTCATTTTGTTAGGAAGACGAGGGTCACTTGGCTGAACCTCATACATATCAAGGACTTTACCGATTGGGTCGTTCCAGTTATGACCCCAAACAACGCGAGGCTTACGCCTAATTAGGCTCTTGCCAAAAGCTCCAGGGGCGCAAACATCGCCGACTGAGTCCTTGTTACCAATACCTGCGACAAAACATTCAACGATGCCTTCGGCTTCGTCAAGATTCACCATTCCTTGCGGTGCAGCCTTGTACTGAATGTCGGAATTTTTCTTAGAAGAGGGCATGTGGCTCCTTGTGTATTCTTCGATAATAAACGACAAAGACTGCACTAAACGGTAAGTATTCAGGTTTTTCGCATTGTTTACTAAAACCAAATACTAAAACTATCCTGTGATGTACTTCCCGTACATCCACGCCCTGCGAGCTTCTTCTTCGGCAATTTCAGGAATTCTCTTTGCGAGCACGTTTGTGTACAAAGAAACAATGTTTGACCTGAAGGCTCCAGCTCTCTGGTCTTCGTCAGCGACATTCATGGAAGAAAGCATTAACGAAGTTATTTCATCGGTCAAATCTTGGTTAAGACTTTTTATTCTTGCCATTTGAGAATCAACCTGAGCAATAATGTCAGATTCCATGGTGGAGTTTTTTGCAGACTTCTTTCCCATAGGGGAAGAAGCTTTAAACGACTCTTTGACGATGGCTGTCACGACCGGCTTGATGTCTTCATCAAACTGTCTATCCCATGTATCCGTTGGGAGAACAGATGGGATGTCTAGGGTTCCGGCAAACAAAGCTTTCTTAGCTTTTGCTCCACTTGATTTTTCAAGAACAACTCTTTGCTGTCTTTCCAAAACTCTTTCCATGCTTCTGACAAGAATCTCTTCCCATCTTTCCATCTCTAGTTTTTGAGAATCAAATTCCGTATCGAGGGACTTTGTTTCAAGTTCGGAAGACTCAGCACTTGTTGCACCCATAGGCATAGGTTCTGCGCCCGTCATCATGCCGGGAGGCATGCCTGGAATTGGGGACTGAGCCAGTTCCCCGCCAGGAGGAACGGTTGAGCCAACTTCTGCAAGTGCTCCGGCCATTGTGTTTGGGTCCACAGGTGGTTGTCCGGGCGCTGGAGGCATCCCTGGCATCGCTGGGGCACCAGGTGGCATGCCAGGCATTCCTGGCTGTCCTGGGGCTCCAGGAACTTGAACCTGGGACGGTTCTTCCATCTTCTTCTTGGTGTTAGAGATTGGGATGAGGTTTGGATTGGCAAGCAACGAGTCAGCCAAATCGCTTTCGGTTTCTTTACGACCTGAACCAATTCGGTATTCATTGTTGCTGATTAGTCCTGCATTGAACTCATCCATCAAGTAGCGATGACGCTCCTGCTCGTACAGCATCAAAATGGGCACTTGGTCCACGTTAAAGTCAACGTAGTTATCTACGTCAAGTTCGTCTAAGGCACGAGACAAAATTTCCAAGTGAGGAAGCATTGTTTCCATCCAAAAGACTCGAATCTCTTCAGAAGCATTGCTGAAAGTTCTTCCTGCAGCGTTTCCGATTACGGATTCAGGAACACCAAAAGAAGCAAGGATTTCTTCTTTTGTGAGCTGACGCATTTGGATATAGGCGGCATCTCGTGGGTTGGCCGAAGTGTCAATGTAATCAACACCTTCATCGGAAGAGATTACCGAGGTGTATCCAACACGAGACAAGTTTCCACGGAATCTGCTTCTTAGTTCTTCCTTGTCATCGTCATCTATTTCTCCCTTGAGAACAAGAAGACCACCAGGTCTTCCGTCATTGAGCAAATAGTTTCTGTTGTAAAGCTTTGCCAAGTTTTCTATTTCAATGGCTACTCCACATGCTTCAAGTGGTGTCAACGATAGATACGGGTCAATTGGGTGCGGTCTTCTTACCCAGCAAACATCTTCCGGTTTTAGAAAGATTTTGTTTCCAGTTGGCATCTGAACTTCATATCCAGAAACAAACTTTTTTGGGTCAGGGATTGGCGAAGTTGATTGAGGCGGGAGAAGGTTGAGGCCAATAATGCCCCCGTCTCTACCTCTCACTTTTTCGATAAAAGCACCTCTTGTGCCAAGAAGAAGCTGAGCAGAAAGTCTGTACCTAAAGATGTAAGAGTTCTCACCAATGTTTGACTTGCTGTTCAAAATGTTAAGCAATGGTACTTTTTTGGCTTCTTTTATGGAAAGTATTTCTCCGTGTGGGGAGTTGTCTTTTCTGAGAATAATAGGAAGCCTGGCTTGGTTTCCGGCAATGGCATCAATACACCTAGATACCCATGTGACCTTCTGCATACCCTCTCTGTAGGCGCGCTCAATATCCCATGAGTCCCTGTACGGTTTGCCTGCATATCCAGGGTTTTGTGCTACTGGAGCACCTGGGCCAATGTCTTTTTGCGCTTGGTTATTTAGCGACTTGTTTGTAGAAGGATTCCACGCCATATTTTTTTTTACTCACGACCTAATAGAAAACCAAACAAGCCACATGTAGCCCCTCCGACCAGTAAACCGGCTGGGGGGTATATAAGTGCTGCACCAATACTAGATAGTATTATAAATGAAACCATGAAAAAATAAGCGAACAATGACCTGTTTAGCCTACTTTTGAATCGTGACCACAAAATTTTCATATGCTGCCAGACTAGCGCATTAGAGTACCATCAGGTCTAACAAAGCCGGAGATTATAAATGTCAGAACCACAAACTAACTGGGAAAGTGTTCTTGAATATCTTCAACCGAAGATGTCTGACTACTGCCCAGAAGAGCCGTCTCTGCCTCAGAAGGTATTCCTGAGAACCAACGGGCTGGAAGCCCTGTTCGGTGGGGCAGCAGGTGGTGGAAAGTCTTCCGCACTGCTTATGTCAGCCATGCAGTTTGTTGATATCCCTAGCTATTCAGCAATTCTTTTCCGTCGTACATTTGCTGACTTGTCTCTTCCTGGAGCCTTGATGGACCGCTTTAAGTCATGGATGTCCAACTATGACGATGTTCATTGGAATAACAACAGTTTTGTGGCAACTTTCCCATCTGGGGCAAGAATTTCCTTTGGGTACCTAAACAACCAGTCCGACTACCTTCGCTATAAGGGTTCTGAATTCCAGTTTATTGGGATGGACGAAGTCACCGAAATCCGTGAATCCGACTACCGATACATGTTCTCCCGTCTACGCCGACCCAACTCTGGACCCCTTTCCGAGGTCCCACTCCGAATGAGGTGTGCATCCAACCCTGCCCCGAACTGGGTTAGGCAAAGGTTTATCGTGGAAGGGATTTCTGAAGGAAGAATCTTTGTCCCCTCAAAACTGACCGACAACCCCGGAATTGACGCAGACTCATACCGTCAAGCCCTGCAGGCTCTTGACCCTATTGAGCGTAGGCGGCTTGAAGAAGGCGACTGGTGGAGCACCACTCTCGGAAGCTTATTTGAGCGAGAATCCGTCATAATTATTGACCAATCAGAGGTCCCAACAATCTCAAATACGGCAAAAGTCGTCCGTTTTTGGGACCTTGCAGCCACCGAGCCAAGCGCAAACAACCCCGACCCTGACTATACGGTAGGCACGCTAATGATGTTTGACCAGGGAATTGCTTATGTCATGGACGTAAAACGGGTGCGGGTTAAGGGCGAAAAGGTAGAGCAACTGATTGCACAAACAGCCTACGAAGACGGCCTAGATACCCCAATCTTGATGGAAATGGAGCCTGGCTCTTCCGGAAAGGCCCTTGTGGACCAATATGCCAGATATGTACTTCCTGGCTACAACTTCACTGGGATTAGGGCTACTGGAGACAAGGTAACCAGGGCTCGTCCATTTGCTGCCGCTATGGCTAACGGCAACGTCCGCGTGGTCAGGGGGCCGTGGCTTACTCATTGGCTTGATGAGTTCTCGTCATTCCCCGAAGCTTGCGACCATGACGACCAAGTCGACTCTGCTGTAGGAGCTTTTACACATTTGGCAGGTTTGGGGTTGCAACAGAGAAGAAGAATTGCTATCGTCATTTAGTACTGGGAGACCAGTTACTAGATAGGACGGTATTAAAAGTGTCTTTAGACAAAATTGCAAAACTCCGACTTCTGATTATTGATTTAGAAGCAGAGGTCATGAAAACCATTGATGATGGTGCAACTCTTGAAGAAGCGGGAAACATGCTCCTTCAGCTAAATCTAACTAAACGCGATATGGGTATTGTGTACGACGCAGTTGCCCATCGTTTTGGAGAAATGATGGATATGGAATCAGCGGTTCCACTCCCTGGCAATGCCGTCATTGAGAAGAAGTCTTCTTATGAGCGTAAGGCGTGGCAACACAAGGACATCGCTAAGGCAGTCATTAATAGATTGCGCCAAATGTCAGTTGACATGGATACTGGTGA